GGTGAAGGGTGACGAATGAGTTGTTTGCACACGCCTAGGGTAGCTCCCGAAAAGCCTGTCAGCCCGTCAGGCCTGGCGCTGTGTTTTTTCCTTAACGGGCAGCAAAAGGGCAGCTATGAAAATGCATGATCTGGAAGTGGCGGTGTGCGGCGAGGAAATCATGATTGCTCAAACCAATGAAGTGGGTGTGCAAGTAGTCATCATGATTTCGGCCGAACAAGCACAGCTTGTTTGCGAGTGGATCCGCGGCGCTTCGAACGCACTTCAAAAGAGCGGGAGCGTGTAGCGATGCGCGACTACGGGAAGGTATCCCCGCAATTCTGGATCGGGGAAACAGGCAAGCGTTTGCGCAAGGCCGGGGCCGAAGCCCAGGTGGTTGCTTTGTATCTCATGACTTGCTCGCATTCCAACATGATTGGCCTGTACTACCTGCCCGTCATGTACATCGCGCACGAGACTGGACTTGGCATGGAAGGGGCTTTGAAGGGGCTTCAGAGGGCCTCGGAAGCTGGTTTTTGTCAGTACGACGAGGATTCTGAGATGGTTTGGGTCATCGAAATGGCCAAGTTCCAGATCGATGCGGAGCTTTCGGCTGCTGATAAGCGATGCAAGGGCGTGCAAAACGAGTATGACGCGCAGCCCGAGAACCCTTATTTGGCGCGGTTCTTCGAGCGATACGGGGCTGCTTATCACATGACCAAAATGAGGGGCGAAATCAGTGGGAAAGTAAGCCCCTTAGAAGCCCCTTCGGAGGCCCTTGGAAGCCAAGAACAAGAACAAGAACAAGAAACAGATACCCCCTCTGGCTTGCCGCCAGAGCCGGTGCCTCCTGCTGATTCTGCAAAGCAGAAAGGGAAATCCGCCGTCACCTTGAAAACGTTCATGGATGACTGCCAGTCCAGAGGTGAGTCAGTCATCGAGGGCTACGAGCCTGTCCTGAAGTACGCCGAGAAAGTAGGCCTGCCGGAGGAAATGCTTAGCCTGTGTTGGGTTGAATTTAAGTCGAAATATCTGCCGGGCGGGGTGAACGCATCGAAGAAATACAAGGATTGGCGCTTGGCGTTCCTCGGCTGTGTGCGTGACAACTGGTTCAAGCTGTGGTGGGTTGGTGATCAGGGAGAATTCGGTCTGACCACACGAGGAAAGCAGGCTGAATTGGTGTGCAAGGAGGCAGCATGAGCGCCGAAGCCGTGCGTGTGCCGCCGCATTCCGTCGAAGCAGAGCAGGGCGTCCTGGGCGGCTTGTTGCAGGACAACCGCGCCTGGGATCGCCTCGGTGACCTCCTGAACGCGGATGACTTCTACCGCCACGATCATCGGCTGATCTTCGAAGCCACGGTGCGCCTGCTGAACAGCAGCAAGCCGGCCGACGTCCTGACCGTCCACGACGCGCTGCAAGCCCAGGGGCGTGCTGAAGCGGCCGGAGGCTTGGCGTATCTGAACGCAATCGCCAGCAACGTGCCCAGCAGCGCCAACGTGCGCAGCTATGGCGAGATCGTCCGAGCCCATCGTGTCCGCCGCGACGTCCTGGCGCTGGGTCACGATATTGCGGAACTGGCGGCCAACGAGGCGGGCGACTCCTCCATGCTGGTCGAGCAGGCAACCGGCCTTGCCATGGCGCTGGCGGACACGCGCCAGGCTGGGCGAGAGCCGGTCGAGGTGGGCTTCCTGCTGCGTGAGGTTATCGAATCCCTTGAGGCCCGGGGAGAGTGTGCCGGCGGCATTTCTGGACTGGCCAGCGGCTTCACGGATCTGGACCAGAAAACCAGCGGCTTCCAGGATGGCGACCTAATCATCGTCGCCGGTCGCCCCTCCATGGGCAAGACCACGCTTGCGATCAACTTCGCGGAGAACGTCACCGAGGAAGAAGGTGTGGCGCTGGTGATCAGCCTTGAAATGGCAGCGGCGCAGCTGGTGGAGCGGACGATTGCACGATACGGGGCGATCGACACCCAGCGTCTGCGCACGGGACGCCTGGAGAACAACGACTGGCCGCGGCTGACGCATGCGATCCAAAAGCTGGAAAGCCAGCGCTTGATCATTGCGGACGATCCAGGTCTGGCCAATGTGGCGCGCGTCCGACTCGCCGCCCGCAAGGTCAAGCAGCGCCAGGGGCGGCTGGATCTGATCGTCATCGACTACCTGCAGCTTATGCAGGGCGAGGGAAACAGCCGGAACGAAGACCTGGGCGGCATCACGCGCGCGCTGAAGCTGATGGCGCGTGAACTTGGCTGTCCGGTGATCCTGCTGTCCCAACTGTCCCGCAAGGTCGAAGAGCGCCCAAATAAACGCCCGCTGATGAGCGACCTGCGCGAATCCGGCGCCATCGAGCAGGACGCCGACGTGATTCTGATGGTGTACCGGGACGAGTACTACAACGAATACAGCCCATTCAAGGGCCTGGCCGAGATCCTGATCCGCAAGCAGCGCATGGGCCCGCTGGGCGAAGTCTTCCTGACGTTCCAGGGCCAGCACTCCCGCTTCCTGGACGCCGATATCCAAGCCGTGACCGAAGCACGCAACGCCGTGCAGTTCAAACCGAAACCGAAGTACAGCCAGTTGAGGGACTGATATGACACTAGACCGTCTGACTATCCGTCTGCCGTGGCCGGACACCAGCCTGATGGCCAACCGCAAGAACGGAAAGCACTGGCTCTCCAGCCACGCTGCCAAGGTGCGAGCACGGGAAACCGCGTTCTTCGCTGCCAAAGAAGCGCTGGGCCGGAACATCCTGACGGCCGCCGGCCAGATGCCGGTATCGATTACCTGGGTGGCGCCCAACAAGATCCGGCGCGACTTGGACGGCCTACTGTCGGCCGAGAAACCGCGCCTGGACGGGATCGCGGCGGCGCTGGGTATCGATGACAGCCAGTTCACGCCGCTCATCCTGGACCGTGCGTTGGATTCTGAGAAGAAGGGCTTCGTGCTCGTGGAGATTGGACGATGACAGTCGACCTGCGCAAATGGGAATTCCAAGACCCGATGCTGGTGCTGATGAGCAAGCAGCAGGCAGCACTTAATCGGTCCTGCAATGGTTGCGCGAACGCGCGCACCGTTCAGACACCTTTCGGCGACACGGTACTCCGCTGCCTGAAGGGCAAGCCCTACGGCAAGAAGTGCAAGCAGTTCGAGGTGGCTGATGAGTAGCCTGACTGGCGATGACTATTTGTGGAACTGGGCCCGCTGGACGTGGTCCGGCACCACGGTGGGGAACATGGAGGCTTACGTGTCTTTGGAGGATGATCCCCGCCCGATCAACTACGACCACGCCATGGCCGTGGAGGCGATGCACGCCGCGCTGCCTTCGCATGAGCGCATGGTGGTGATCGCCGAGTTCCCGCAGAAGAACGCGAAGTTCGGCGCCATGGACACCAAGGCCCGGCGCCGGGCCGCCCGCGAGTGGATCGCCGAGACCACGGGAGTCACGATGAACGAAACCGAATACAAGCTGTACCTGGGGCTGTTCCGCAACCAGGTTGAAAGGAAACTGGGATGAAGTACGCAAAGGAAGTGATCGACCTGATGGCTGCATACCCCGGGCGCAGGTTCAAGATGAAGCAGATCATCAACTACGCCGCACCCCGGGCGGATTCACGGGAGCGCGCAGTAGTGCGCACCGGTGTGTGGCGCGTGTTGGTGGCACTGGAAGAGTGTGGCCAGATCAGCAGCACCAGGGACGAGGCGAGCGCGCGAGTCCATGTTGAATATTGGTGGGGGAATATAACATCGCCTCCTAGCAAACCATTTCAAGAACCATCACAATATGCGGGACAACTTGCGTCTTGAGTGAACGAAGCCCCGGCCACGCGCTGGGGCTTTTTGTTTTCACACGCATGGCGATTGCGACACTGCCGATGGCACTACCTGAAATGGTGCCTTTTCAGTCGCCAGCCGTGTGGGAACAGCCGCCGCAATCGACCAGCCCGCAGCGCGCCAATGGCCAATGCTGCACTCGGGGATAGCCCCGTACCTCTGGCTCCGACCGGCGCCGCCCGTTAAGCCCCTATCGGTCCAACCAGCGCACACACAGGTGCGCCAAGGGGTGGGCCCCACACCCATCAACACCCCCATGAGTCGCCTCAGCTGGCCTGGCGCCCGCGCAGGGGCAAATGCGCGGGGCACTTCTTTCCGGTCTTGTCGCCGGCGGCCGGCACGACGAGAACCGCCGCGCCCAGCCCGCCGTGGCGGGTAGTCGGATGGGGGCAACCACACCGAGAATCGAATGACACAGCCCAAGAAGGCGCAACCCGACTGGGAGCGCATCGAGGCGGCCTACCGCGCGGGCGTCATGTCCCTGCGCGAGCTTGCCACTCTGCACGGCATTACCGAGGGGGCCATCCGCAAGCGCGCCAAGCGTGACGAATGGCCCCGCGACCTGGCCGCGAAGGTGCAGGCCAAGGCCGATGAACTGGTACGCAAGGAAGAGGTACGCAAACAGGTACGCGATGAAACGATTGCGTACCGCGAGAGCGAGGCTGTAGCCATCGGCGCCAAGCTGGTGGCCGAGGTCAAGTTGTCGCACAAGACCTCGCTGACCCGCATGCGTACCCTGTGCGACACCCTGATGGGCGAGATCGAGGCCGAGACGAACAACCCGGGCCTATTCCAGGAACTGGGCGAGTTCCTACGCGGTGAAGACGACGCGGCCGCCGACAAGCGGGCCGAAGTCTACCGCCGCGCCATATCGAGCGCAGGGCGTCTGGACGGCGCCAAGAAGCTGGCCGACATGTTGAAGGTGCTGATCCCGCTGGAGCGCGAGGCCTACGGCATCTTGCCGACGCCCCAGCAGATCAACCTGAACACCACGCCGCGGAAGGCTGATGACCTCACCGACGAAGAGCTACTTACCATCGCAACAGGAAGCCGCCCGGGAACTGCTGATCCGGAGGCGGGCGAGGGCTGACATCCTCCAGTACGCCAATGCGATCGAGGTGCCGGGCCGGCCTGTGGACGAGGAAGACCCGGACACGGAGTTTTTCGAGCCCATCGAAACGACGATGGCAACACATCACCGCCTGCTACTGGCGAAGCTGGAAGAGACCAGCCAGCGCCGGCATGGGCGGATGATCGTGTGCATGCCGCCGGGCAGCGCCAAGTCGACGTATGCGTCGGTGGTGTTCCCCTCCAAATACCTGGGCGCCACGCCGGGCCGGCGCGTCATCCTGGCCAGCTACGGCGACGACCTGGCCCGCAAGATGGGGCGCCGCACGCGCTCGATCATCAACCAACCCCGCTACCGGAATATCTGGGGCGCGGGCTTGGTGACCGATTCGAACGCCGCCCAGGAATTCGCGCTGTCGAACGGCAGCGAGTACATGGCCTGCGGCATTCTGTCGGGCATTACCGGCAACCGGGCGCACGGCATCATCATCGATGACCCAATCAAGGGCCGCGAGCAGGCGAATTCGGACACGATCCGGAACAAAACCTGGGACGCCTACGAAGACGACCTGAAAACACGCCTGATCCCGGGCGGCTGGATTGTCCTGATCACCACCCGGTGGCACGAGGACGACCTGGCCGGCCGGATTCTGCCGACAGACTGGAAGGGCGAAAGCGGGCTGATCCGCTGCAAGGACGGCAACGACTGGGGAAGTGCTGTGCATCCAGGCGCGCTGCGAGGTCGAC